CAGCAGTAAGTTCAAATAGTGGAAACACTGCTGTAGGTAAAGATGCCCTACGATTAACTACTGGCTCACAAAATACTGCGATTGGACATTCAGCAATGGAGCTAAATGTCAATGGAAGTTATAGTGTTGCTGTTGGTGACTTTGCTCTTTACAACCAAAACCCTGCAACAGCTACTAATACATATAACGTGGCAATAGGTAAAGACGCAGGTATATCAGTGACTGTAGGAGTCCAAAACACCTATGTAGGTAGTCTTGCAGGTGATGCAGTAGTAGATGGAACGAACAACGTAGGTATCGGGTTTGAGGCTCTTTCAGCAGATCACGGAAGTGGAGAAACTGCTGTTGGCACAAGGGCATTAAAGGTTTCTGTAGCAGACAACAACACAGCGGTGGGACTCAATGCGCTTACAGCAAACACCACAGGAGCTAACAATGCGGCAGTCGGCAAAGACGCTCTAGCCTCAAACACCACAGGCGCTGGTAACATCGCTATTGGTGCTTTAGCCTTAGATGCAGCCACCACGATAAGCAATACCGTAGCCGTAGGTAAATCTGCTTTAAGCGCCAATACTGGCGGAGTTTCTAACACTGCTGTTGGACACGAAGCATTAGCATCGAACACAACTGGCGGAGAGAATACCGCACTTGGCTATGGAGCTTTAGACTCTAATACGACAGCATCTAACAATACTGGACTCGGCTATTTAGCTTTAGCAGCTAACACTACAGGAGCCTCAAACACAGCAGTCGGTCAAGGTTCTTTAGGAGCCAATACAACAGGCTCTAATCACACTGCTGTAGGTAAGGATGCCTTGTTAGTATCAACGGCAGGAGGCTACGATACGGCGATTGGCGATTCAGTTCTAAAGGCCAACACAACTGGAAACTACAACACAGGCGTTGGAGCTTCAGCTTTAGCAGCAAATACAACAGCCTCTAACAACACAGCGTTAGGTTATGCATCTTTAACAGCAAACACCACGGGAGCCAACAACACGGCTGTGGGTAGACTTGCACTAACCGCAAACACAACAGCAAATAACAACACGGCTATTGGTGCAGAAGCACTAGATACCAACACGACAGGAGGAGGAAACAGCGCAGTAGGCTATGCGGCTCTTTACGCAAACACGACAGCCTCTAACAATACGGCTATGGGACTAAACGCCTTAAAAGCCAACACCACAGCCGACAATAACACCGCAGTCGGTAAAGATGCTTTGTTAGCTAATACCACAGGAACAAGAAATGCAGCACTAGGAACTTTTGCTTTAGATAGCAATACAACTGCTAGTGATAACACAGGTTTAGGTTATGGTGCTTTAGCAACTAATAGCACAGGAGCATCGAATACTGCGGTCGGCGCTTCTGCCCTAGTTGCCAACACAACAGCCAGCGATAACACAGCAGTTGGTTACGCTTCTTTAGCAGCAAACACTACAGGCACAAAGAATACGGTTGTTGGTAAAGATGCAGGACTAGCGATAACGACAGGGGATCAAAACACTGCTTTAGGTTCAAGGACACTGCAAGCAGCGACAACCGCAGATCACAATACTGCCATTGGTGAAGCAGCTTTATACGCTAATACTTCAGGTCATTCAGGTGTAGCGGTTGGAAGTCAAGCATTAGCAGCTAATACCACAGGAAATTACAATGTGGCAGTTGGTGCAGATGCCTTAACAGCCAATACAACGGGTACTGAGAATACAGCGGTGGGTATTCAAGCTCTGGATACCAACACCACAGGAACTGGTAACGTCGCTGTTGGCACTTCTGTCTTAGATGCCAACACCACCGCAGACTACAACACTGCTGTTGGTGCTAGTGCATTAGGGGCAAACACCACGGGAACTTTCAACGTATGCGTAGGCGCATATGCAGGCGATGCCCTCACGACAGGCTCCAATAACACGATAATTGGTTATCAGGCAGGAACGCATGATGTCAACCTGACAACAGGTGGCAACAATGTTGTGGTTGGTCAGTATTCCGATGTTTCAGCAGCAGATGTTAGTAACGAAGTGATTGTCGGAAATAATATGACAGGAAAGGGCGCTGATACGGGATTCATTGGTGGCACTAACGGTGCTTATAATGAAGCTAATAGCGCAAATTGGAGTACAACCTCTGATGAGCGAATCAAGAAAAACATATCGGATAACTCAACAGGTTTAAGTAAGCTCAATCAAATACAGGTTAGGAGCTTTGAGTACAGAACCCCAGAGGAAGTGACTGAGTTGCCTAAACATGCAGCAGTTGACAAGGAAGGCGTTCAAGTCGGAGTCATTGCTCAAGAAATAGAAACTGTTTTACCTGATGTAGTTAAAGAAGAAAGCACGGGAGCTAAAACAGTAAATCCAGAGAACATAACTTGGTATCTGGTAAATGCAATTCAAGAACTGTCTGCGGAAGTAGAGGAATTGAAAGCGCAGCCTAAATGTAAATGTCAAGGAGATTAAGATGGCAGTAACAAAAACGCTTACTAAAGCCGTGCCGCACGTTAAGTCGAGCAAGGTTGAAAAGTGGGACTTAGAAATGAAGTATGAAAACGATAGCGAAGGCGATGCTACTTATTACACGGGTACTTTTTCGACTACAGTAGAAAACGTAGACCCTGTTTCTGGTGCTACAGTTTTTACTAAGAAAGCTAAAGGTTCTTGGACTAAGAGCGAGCTTGAAGGGATTTGTCCGACAGCCAAGTGGGATGAGATATTCGCTAGTCAGGTAGATAGTGTAATCACTAATCCACCAGTTAATCCTGTGCCTGATAACAGTTATTCGATTCCTAGCTAATGGCTGAAGTAGCCATACATACTATGCCAAGTGTCTTTGTCATGCAGACAGAAATGCCTGAGAGTATGGTTAATGATTTAAATGATTACCTTGACGAGTATAAGGAAGATCAGGATAAAAAATCATTAGCCGATACGTTAGTAGGACAAATCGCACAGGGCGAACAGTTACTTATGGACAATGATGATTCAAGAGTTAAGCAATACACAGAGTTCGTTTGCAATCTTGGTGCTGACTATATAAATGCTTTCTGTAAAAACACAGGTACACAGCTTAAAGCAACTAAGTCTGTACAGGTAGATGAAACTTGGTCAGTACATAGCTATGAAGGTGACTACAACCCTATACATGATCACGGAACTAAAACTCTGATGGGTATTTCTACTACAGGGTGGACTAAAGTTCCTCAACAGATATTGGATCAGCCTACTGCTGGATCACCGAACTACAGTCTTTACGAGTCTAGTGGTGATTGTGATGGCTACATAGCCTTTAACTACGGCATGAACTCATTAATTGATGTGGATAGACTAAGACCTCCACAGTCTTTTGTTATGCAACCAGAGGTGGGAAAGCTCTTGGTTTTTCCAAGCTGGCTTCAGCACATGGTCTATCCGTTTAAGGGCGACGGAGAAAGAAGGACAGTTGCCTCTAATTTAAATTGTTGGGATATAGCTCAGGCTGCTTAAAATGTCTAACGGAAAAGACCCATTAGCAGAGATTAATGCACATGAAAGAGAATGTGCTTTGCGTTATCTTTATATTGAAAAGAGGTTGGATGAAGGTTCTGAAAAATTTAAGAAATTAGAGCGTCTTCTTTGGGGGGTATATCCTTTTATATTAGGATCCATTATTTTAACCAAATATTTCGTATAGGGAGGTGAAATGCCCTTACAAAAGCTTTTATTTAAACCAGGAATCAATAGAGAAGCAACAGCCTACGCTAATGAAGGAGGCTGGTTTAACAGTAATTTAGTACGATTTCGTAAAGGATTACCAGAAAAAATAGGTGGTTGGGCTAAGGCAACTGTCAATTCTTTTAAGTCAACAGGTAGAGCACTTCATGCTTGGGTTGATTTAGACGGTACTAAGTATCTTGGGTTAGGCGCTACTTGGAAGTATTATGTCCTAGAAGGTGACGTTTTTAATGACATTACTCCTATTAGAGCTACAACAACTAACGGTATAACGTTTGCAGCTACAAATGGGTCTTCTACCATTACTGCAACAGATTCAAGCCACGGGGCAGTTGTAGATGATTTTGTGACTATTTCGGGTGCAGTGTCGTTAGGGGGAGTAGTAACAGCCGCTGTTCTAAACCAAGAATATCAAATAACTTCAATAACAACCAATACGTACACTTTTACGGCAAAAGACACTGATGGCGATACGGTAACAGCCAATAGTAGTGATTCCGGTAATGGTGGTTCTGGAGTTGATGGTTCTTATCAGCTAAACGTAGGTCTTGATGTTTATGTAGCTTCAACAGGTTGGGGAGCAGGCACTTACGGAACAGGCACTTGGGGTAGTGTTTCTGCTTTAGGAACCACAAATCAATTACGAATATGGACTCATGATAATTTTGGTGAAGACTTACTTATAAACCCACGTGGTGGAGGTGTTTTTTACTGGGATGAAAGTAGCGGCACTAGCACTAGAGCAGTAGCTTTATCTTCTTTATCAGGGGCAAATCTAACCCCCACCCTCGCACTACAGGTTTTAGTTTCAGACGTAGATAGACACGTTATATGTTTTGGTGCAGATCCTTTAAATGACTCAGGCACAGCTAGAACAGGAGCAATAGACCCTATGTTTATTGCTTGGAGTGATCAAGAACAAGCAGAAGAATGGCAACCATTACCAACAAATACAGCCGGGTCTTTTAGACTTTCTGCAGGCTCTGCCATTATAGGAGCCGTTAGGTCTAGACAAGAAACCTTAGTTTGGACTGATACGTCGTTATATTCGATGACTTTTGTAGGGCAACCTTTCACATTCAGTATAAACCTAGTTAATGAAGGGGTCGGGTTAATCGGGCCTAAAGCTATGGTTAATACGCCAAAAGGTGTGTTTTGGATGGATAAAAAAGGTTTCTATACATACACAGGACAAGTTCAGGAACTTCCCTGTAGTGTGGATGATTATGTTTTTAGTGATTTAAATCAAGATCAAACTTACCAAGTTTTTGGTTTTGTAAATAAAGCCTTTGATGAGGTTGGTTGGTTTTATTGTTCAGGAACCAATACTGTAATTGATAAATATGTTACCTATAATTATACGGAAAATCTTTGGATGATTGGAGAATTATCCAGGACTTGTTGGATAGATGAGGGTATTTTTTCTGATCCTAAAGCAACGGGGTCAACTGATGATGTAGGGTATTTATATAACCAAGAACACGGTGTAGATGATGACGGTTCTGCAATGACTAATGTCTTTATAGAATCTAGTGATTTTGATTTAGGCGAAGGGGATGACTATCAATTTATTAGTAAAATCATTCCAGATATTCGATTTATAGGAAACGCTGATACAGGGGCTAGTGGACAAACATTAGACTTAGTATTAAAGAGAAGAAATTTCCCTGGAGAAAGTTTAACAACCGCGCTTACCAGTTCGTGTACTTCAGTCACAACTAAAATAGATACACGAATGAGAGGAAGACAGGCTGTTTTTAGAATTCAATCTAATGATGATGACACTACAGTTACAGGAATGAGTTTTAGGGCGGGGGCTACTCGAATAGATTTAAAACCTGACGGTAAACGGTAGTGGCTAAGTTACTAGAAACGAAACTTCCTGTAGCTATCGGAGATATTTCTCCAGAAGTATTTAATAGACTTGTTAGAGTTTTAGAGCTTAGTCTAAACAGGGTAGACGTTGGTTCTACTATCAACACTAACGAAACTCAAAAAAATGTAAATCAATTTAATACAGGCGATCTTATTTGGAATCTAACCACTAAACAATTACAGCTATGGACGGGAACTAGTTGGGTTGATCTTTATAAAGGTTCAGAAAAAGGGGTTGAAGGAGTTTCTGCATTAGGAAAGATTAGTGTGTCAACAGGGGGAGATACAACAATAGTGGTTGACTGATGAAGGTGTAGTATGGATACAGATAAACTTAGAGAAGAACTAACCCTTGATGAAGGATGCGTAAACAACATCTATCTTGACCATTTAGGTTATCCAACATTTGGAATAGGGCATTTAGTTTTAGAAACTGATAATGAACATGAGCAAAAGGTTGATACTCCTGTTTCTGAGGAAAGAATAAAAGAATGTTTTGAAAAAGATATACAAAATGTTATAGACGATTTAGATAGAAACATGGAATGGTGGAAGGACTTACCAGAGGACTTACAAAGAGTTATGGCTAATATGTGTTTTAACTTAGGCATTACACGTCTATTGAAGTTTAAAAAATTCTTAGCGGCTATGGAGGATAAAGAGTGGGATAAAGCGGCTGTAGAGATGATGGATAGCCGTTGGGCAACTCAAGTAGGAGCAAGGGCTACTAGGTTGAAGGATAGAGTTCTAAAGCAAGGCGAATAGGGGAAAAATATGCCTAAGAAGAAGTCTAAAAAGAAAGCCAAGAAGATAACTAAGAAGATAACTAAGCGTCAACAAGACGCCTTAAAAAGGCACTCAAAGCACCACACCTCAAAACATATGTCTGAAATGAGAAGGCTTATGAGAGAGGGAAAAACGTTTAAACAATCTCATCAATCTGCGATGAAAAAGGTAGGTAAGTGATATGCCAGCAAAAAAGAAAAGTAGTAAATATCACACTACCAAAGATGGGAGAAGAGTTAAAAAAGGTCTTTATTACAACATTAATAAAAAACGTAAGGAAGGCAGAAAAATGCGTAAAAAAGGTGCTAAAGGTGCACCTACCTCCGCTGCATTTAAACGTTCTGCTAAAACAGCCAAGAAGAAAAAGAAGAAAAAGAAGAAGAAATAATGGCTAAAAGAAAAGAAAAGTCTATAAGACGCACCACTAAGGGGAAGGGAGCAAATTATCGTTCCACTAAGAAAGGGGCGGGAATGACTAAAAAAGGAGTTGCTGCTTATCGTAAAGCAAATCCAGGATCTAAGTTAAAGACAGCGGTTACGGGCAAGGTTAAAAAAGGAAGCAAGGCAGCAAAAAGGAGAAAGTCTTACTGTGCTCGATCAGCAGGGCAAATGAAGAAGTTTCCTAAAGCAGCTAAAAATCCTAAGTCAAGACTACGGCAAGCAAGAAAAAGGTGGAAGTGCTAATGTATGAATATAGTTGTACGGTAGACAGAGTTGTTGATGGCGATACTTGTGATGTTACTCTGGATTTAGGATTTGATATTCTTTATCGTTCTCGTGTTCGTTTGTACGGAATTGACACCCCTGAGTCTAGGACTCGTAACAAAGATGAAAAAGTTAGGGGCAAACTAGCTTCCGCGTTTTTACAGAAAGCGATAGATAACGGCGAAAAAGTTATTATAGAAACAAAATTAAAGGATTCTAGGGGCAAGTTTGGTAGGGTCTTAGGGAATGTGATTGTTGATGGAGTAAATATAAACCAAGCTATGATAAACAGTTACTTAGCGGTGGCTTATTTTGGTCAATCTAAAGATGATATAGAAGCAGAGCATCTAGTTAACAGAGAAAAGCTAATAGAACTTGGTCAGTTTACTCCAGTAGAGGCTTAATATGGAAGAACCTATTAAGAAAAAAGTAGAATTAGAAGTTGAAGTTACGCCCAATAATATCGGGATAAACCCATACCAGCGGTGGATACATCTAGCTAGAACTATTGATGCGTGGCGTATTTTCCCAAGGGCATTCGTAGGTGTATACATTTACCTTCTTTATGAGGTGGTGATTTGGTTTATGACGCTTGATGAGCCTAACCTAGAACAGGCGGGTCTGGTAAGCATCATAGTAGGAGCCATGGCAGCAGTCTTTGGGATTTATGCTGGAACCTCTGGACAATCTAAAAAGTTTAAGGGTGAAGATTAATGAAAGTTTTTATTACCGAATTTAGAATGGGTGATACAGTTTATGAGGGGCCGTGTATTTGTGCGGAAACCTTTGAAGAAGCTGAAAAGGAAGCTGAAGCCTATAATGTTCTTGTTGTAGGTGTCCTAGAGGGCTTTATTAACTTTACTGAGGACAACGTATGGAACAGGGTTTTGCATTAATTTCTGAAGTAGGTGTTCCTATCGCGGGTGCTTTAATCATGGCTTACTTTATCTTTTTAGTGATGAAACAGCTTATGGATGGTCTAGTTAGTGAAATTAAGACAGTTCAAGCTATAACTAAGATGTTAATCACAAGAGCCTCTATTATGAATAATGACATAATACGAATAGATACTAGCGTTTCGAGTGTGTTAAATTTATCTCCTGATCTAGACAGAATAGCTAGAGCAGAAAATTTTGTAGAAGATGGGAAGATCGATGCTAGGAGAGATTAGTGGACATTGCACAACTCATAGCAGAGTTTGGCTTTCCTGTGGTGATGGTGGTAGGGTTAGGTTATTTTGTTTATTTTGTTTGGCAAACTATAACGAACACAATAGATCCAGCTATACAAGAAATGAAGGGAACTATTATACGTTTAACTGATCAACTACGTCTTTTAGATCAAGACATGATTCGATTACAGCAAAAGGTTAACACGGTATTGCAAGTAAAAGAGCAGGAGACGCAAGATGACTACTCAAAAGAAACTAAGCAAACTAAGCAAAGCGGAACAAAAACTCAAGAAAAGAGAGGACGAAAAAAATCTAATAGCTAAAATATTAATCGTGGTTGCAGCGATCGTTTTTCTAGGCATGGTTATAAATACTGCTGTAGCGACTGATTTAACTTTCCAATTTAGTAACCCCTCGTTTAGTGGCATGGGCCAGTCTGCCCACTACCTCACTATTGATGAACAAGAAAGAAGTCGTAAACAAGGAATTCTAGAAGACCTTGAGTCTAGGGCAGAGGACGTAATTAGAGAACAAGAAAACACAACACTAGCTAAGTTTGTACGAAACCTGGAAAGCCGTATCTTTGCTCAACTTTCACAGGATTTAGCCAACTCTCTTTTTAATAGCGAGAGTGGCGGCTCCGGAGGGGTCTTTGATTTACAAGGCAATCAGATTAGTTTTATCAATACGGGTACAGAGATTGTTCTTTTAGTGACGGATCTTGACGGAGGCATTACGGAGATACGCATACCCGTTGGATCATTTGGCATCTGTAGTACAGACGAGTGCGCTCTCTAACC